TTTCAAGCCATTAGGGTTGATGAGGATTGGGACAGCTTGCAGTATCTGAGAAATCTAATACACGGCTATGAAAAGTGCTGCAAGCTGAGTGGTTACGTGGGTTTGACCGAGCACAGGGAGGAGATATGAGCGTAGTAGTCAATGGCATGGAGATGCCGGAATCATGTAGAGAGTGCCCGTTTGAACAGTATTATTCAAACTGCGGAGAGACACGTTGTAGGGCGACTAATGCGATATTGGCTATCAATTATCACACATTAGGATTCGAGGGACGGCATATAGGATGCCCGTTGGAAGAGTGGATATTTCAGGACTTTGACCACGATGAGAGAGTATGAGCGATCTGATAGAACGTTGGGCAGTAATAGAACTCTTGTCAGATAGGCGATGTAATACTAATTGCTTTGACGAATCAGGGCAGAAGATTTATGAGGAATTGTCAAAGGCAATAGAGGACGTTAAAGACTTACCATCCACACAGTCAGAGTGGAACAATCATACAGTTGCCTGTCTACTTGCAGAACTTTTTGATGATACTTGCGCTTGCAACTATAACGACATAGACGAATGGTTGCCGGAAAAATGCGAACTGTTGGACTCCTGCCCGCATACTGACGGCGTTGCGTGTTGGGAGCAGTTTTTGAAGCACAAAGCAGAAAGGAGAGCCGATGAGTGATTTAATCAGCAGACGGGCGGCGATTGATGCGTTGTGGAATGCGTTATACGCCTATGAGGATAAGACGGAAAAACAGTTCCAAGAATCTGATGAGCTGGATGTCGGTGATTGGACTGTGCATCGTATATTCGTTCAGAACATGAGCGATATTGATCGGCAAACCATACTTGCACTGCCATCCGCACAGCCAGAGCGCAAGACGGGGAAATGGGAAGAGAAAGAAGTGTCGAGCGATAAGGTCATTGACGAGTGGCAAAGCGCAAGGTGCTCGGTATGCGGCCTGTATCATACGACACCGTATATGTATTTCTTTGATAACTATAAATTCTGTCCAAACTGCGGAGCAGATATGAGAGGTGAGTAATGTTTATTACGACCGAAGTCATTATAACATTTGAACCGATTAAAGAGGCTGATGCTATCCGCAAATTCCAAGCAGAGAATGATATGTCCGAATGGCAATATAGCGATTGTACGGTTGGGATAACCTTTAAGTGGAAGCAGACTATAAAGGCAGATATGAGAGGTGATGACCATGAGGATGATTAACGCCGACGATTTGCTAATGCTGATTGATGACCACGACAACATGGTGCTTAAAAATGTTAATAGTAGCTGTCTTAAAGATGTTTACAAAATGGCTCATGTGCATATCAAAGACCTTATCAAAATGATGCCGACTATCGAGCGCAAGACTGGAAAGTGGATAAAAAAAGATTGTGATTTGTTATACTGCTCCGAGTGTGACTTGCCGTCACTGCATCCGTGGCCATACTGCGAACGGTGCGGGGCAAAGATGGACTGCTAAGGAGGTGCTAACAATGCGTAGCAAATACCGCGACCGCGCGGCCGAGATAACCGTTCAACGAAAATACAAGCTTTGTCTCGAGATCATCCGCGAGGCACGTCGCTGTGTGGAGCTCGCCGGCAATCCGATCCGGCTCGTGGATCCTTACGAGGCGCGGACGACTATTCGACGCAAGCACCACATCCGTGCATGATGTCATGGTATGTCATATACCACCTATGCTACATTGTATTTGAGGTATCAGCGATAAAACATAATCATACTTCAACCTCTTTCTTTTGGGCGGCCATGTGCAGGGTCGCCCTTTATTATGCAATCATTGCGGAGTGACGAGTGAGATCTCGCAGAGGATCCGGGCGATCAGGAGGGGGATTGCCCAGCATAAACATAGACGGCTGACTGTTTTCATAATATCCATCTCCTTTCCCAAGCGGCGGGGATGAGATACTCCTCGCCGTGACGGGAGATGGAGGCGGAACACATTGGCAAACAATTACAACCCTCGACACTCAAACGGCAACCTTCGCCGGAAACACCGGGCCCGGTTCAAAGCCATGGCCGCCCCCTGTGGAATTTGCCGGGGGGCCCTCGGTCCGATCCACTACGATGAGCCAAGCGATGCGAAGCATCCGCTGTCATTCGTGATCGATGAGATTCATCCCGTCAGCAAGTGGCGCAAGTACGGCTACGACTCGCCGGAGGCCGCCGCCCAGGACTGGTCTAACCTTCAAGCTGCTCATTACTGTTGCAATCAGTATAAGGGGGCTCGGGTGGGTCAGATGACAGCTTTGACGCAATCAATTCCGATTGACGGAAGCTGGTGACCCTGGGGGAGAGCCCCGCACACCCGCCCCGGCCCAAGGGAGCCGTCTGTCCGAGCGCCGATACCCCTCCGAGGAGAAATAACCGCAGGGAGGCAAACATGTCATTAAGAGAACTCGCAGAGGCCGGGGACAGCCTGGCACTCCTGAAGGCGCTTCAGAGGCGTATTGCCACCCAGTTAGACAGGACGGACAGCGCGCGTGATGTGGCCGCTCTCAGCAAGCAGCTGAGGGATGTGACGCGGGAAATCGAGGAGTATGAGCCGTCCGTGGAGATGGCTCCGAAGACCACGGCGTTGGAGATTGTCCGGAGCAAGCACAAGAAGGGTGCGTAATGGGTTCTTACAACGAGGGTAAGCGCGAGGTGTGCGCGTGGATCCGCGAGAGGTTTGACAGAGACTCGAAAATACTTGACGTCGGTCCGTCGGATGGAAAGTGGAGGACGCTGCTGAGCGATTACCGCCACATGGACGCGGTGGAAGTGTGGAAGCCACACGCAGACCGCTGCCGCGGGATGTATGAGCATGTATATGTCCAGGACATCAAGGACTTTGAGTACGACTGGTATGACCTGATAATCCTCGGGGATGTCATTGAGCATTTGACCGTTGAGGACGCGCAGAAAGTTATAGATTATGCAATGGAGCGGTGCCGCGACATGATAGTCGCAGTGCCGTTTTTGTATAAGCAGGGCGAAGTCGGTGGCAACCCGTATGAGGTCCACATCCAGGACGACCTGACGCGGGAGCTGTTTGAGAAAAGATACAAGGGGCTGATGGTCCTGTGCGAGGCGCGGGCCGATTATTGTTATTTCCACAAAGATGAAGGGATCACAGGAACCACGGATTAAGGTCGAGCCGCACCGGATCGACACTGATGGAGCTGACGCAGCTCTCCTGATGTCGGCCTATGGCTACGAGCTCGACGAGTGGCAGCGGCTCGTGTTGGACTGTTGGCTCGGTAAAGATGAGAGCGGCAAGTATAACGTCACGTCAGCGGGGCTTGCCCTACCGCGGCAGAATGGTAAGAACGTCTGCCTGGAGGCTCGTGAGTTCTTCGGGCTTGTAATAAACGGCGAGAAGATCCTGCACACCGCGCACCAGGTGCGGACAAGCAAGAAATCCTTCAGGCGGCTCGCCACCATGTTTACGGACAAGCGGCATCCGGAGATCACAGACATTGTTAGGCAGATCAGATACACGAATGGAGAAGAATGCATTGAGCTGGACAACGGCGGCTCGATCGAGTTCTCTGCGCGGTCACGCCAAGCGGCTCGAGGCTTTGACGGTATCAGCTTGGTGGTCTACGACGAAGCCCAGGAAGTCACCGATGACCAGGTCGATGCCATCATGGCGACGCTCTCGGCCTCGGCAACGGGCACGCGTCAGATTATTTATACCGGCACTCCGCCTTATCCCGGATGCCCGGGGGACGTCTTCAGGCGGAGGCGGACAGTCTGTCTCTCGGATCCGGGGAAGAAAGACGCCTGGCACGAGTGGAGTGTAAAGGCTGACACGGTGGCCGACATCAACGCAAATGATAAGTCGGTGTGGTACATGTGCAACCCGGCGCTCGGGATCCGGCTGAGCGAGGAGTTTACCGCGGAGGAAATGCGAACCTTAAGCCCTGACGGATTTGCCCGTGAGCGGCTTGGGTGGTGGGCTCCGCTGCTTGAGAAGTCTGAAGACTATGCCATCCCGGTCGACATCTGGGACGCCTGCGCGAGTGATGAGCCCAAACCTGACGGGCGTGTCGCGTATGGTGTGCGATTTGCCTGGGACGGCACGGAGGTCTGCCTGTGTGGTGCGGTCATCCCGAAGGAAGGCCCTGCGCGGGTGACGCTGATCGAGCGCAGGCCGACAGGAATGGGGACTCAGTGGCTTGCTGACTGGCTCAACGCGAGATACCAGAAAGCGAGCTGCGTGGTTATAGACGGGCGCAACGGTGTGGACGTCCTGGTCGACAAGATAGCGCCTGTGTGGCGCGCAAAAGGGTCTGTTGTGAGGCCGTCATATAAATCGGCCATAGCGGCAGCAAGCACGCTCACGGAAGCGCTCATGACGCAGGAAGTGACCTGGTATAAACAGCAGGCCGCTCTCCGAGAGAGTGCCGTCACCTGCACAAAGAAATCACTGGCAGGCGGGTGGATATTCGGCGGCGAGAACTCTGCGCCGATAACGGCAGCGGCCCTCGCGCTGTGGGGAGCGAAAACCAGCAAGCGGGACCCGGCAAAGAAGATGAGGATCGGTTAAATGTACTTAGGAATCACAACTACTAATGTTTTCGGCCTGGACGATTACACGAAGCAGAAATTCATGGAGCTCGTGGCCGTCTACAACAAGCATTATCCGGCGAACGAAATCAAAGACCGCTATTACGAGGGCAGAATCCGCCTGCATGAAGTCAATCTTGGCATCGCTCTGCCGAAACAGTTCGCGGGGCTCGAGATCGGCTGCGCATGGGGTGCGAAGACCGTCGACGTGCTGGCTGCCAGATCTATGTTCGACGGCTTTGTCGGTGCGAACGGCGCTGAAGTGGAAGAGCTCGACAAACTTGTCCAGGACAACCAGCTCGTGGCGGAGTATCAGAAACACTGCCGTGATGAGCTCAAGTATGGCTGCACGTTTGCCACGCTGAACGCTGATGAGCAGATCGGGTGCCGGATCCGGTGGCACAGCCCTCAGACAGCGGCGGCGCTGTGGAATGGTGAGAAGAACCGCATTGACTGCGGCTTTGCCATCATCAACACTGTGCCGGACTCCACTTACCAGTGGGTGCCCTCACTCATCCACATGTACACAGACGATGCTGTGTGGGAAATCGTGAAGAACGGCAGCGTGTGGAACGCCGTGCCTCATCCTCATCGCATGGGCCGCCCGCTCATGGAACCGCTGATCTACAACGCGACCAGCTCGAAGCCTTTCGGGCGTTCGCGGATCAAGGAGCCCATCCGGAGGCTCATCGACGGATACGTGCGGACGATTGCCAACGCGACGATCGGACTCGAATTTGCCACATCTCCGCAGAAATATCTGCTTGGCGTGACGGATGACCAGTATGACGCGGTTATTAACCAGAAGTTTAAGCAGTACGTCGGGAATATCCTGGCATCTACCACGAACCCGGAGACAGGTGAGAAACCGACATTCGGCCAGCTCCAGCAGGGCAACATCTCCCCGCACGTGGAAATGGTCCGAGTGCTTGCCACGCAGTATTCAGCGGCCACCGGCCTGAGCGTGACAGACACTGGCGTGGTTAATGACGCGAATCCGACAAGCTCAGACGCGATCCTCGCGCAGTCTCAGACGCTGATCGCGATGGCTGAGCAGCTGAACACAGGCAACGGCGACTCACTCAGGAATATCGCCCTTATGGCCCTGGCTATCGTGCACGGCACCGACGTCGCGGATCTGACGGAAGACCAGCAGGATGTCATCGCTCATTTCAAGAACCCGGCGATGCCCAGTGTGGCCGTTACTGCTGATGCGGCTATCAAGATTGCGGCGGTCCGTCCGAATTTCGCACAGACTGACGTCTTTGCTGAGATGATCGGCTTCGACAAGGCCGACATCAGGCGAATCAAAGCACAGGAGCGAATGGCGAGAGGGCTCGAGGTCCTGAACGAGATCGAGTAAGGCGGGCGCATGAAGACAATCACGCAGGCCGAATGGAAACTATATCTGAAGCGGCTGAGCCGGATCAATGAGAAGGCGGTCGAAGAGTTCACCTCGTATGTGGCAAAAAATCTTGGCTATGGAAATATCCCCCGCGATCAGTTAATTGCGCGGGCCTATGCTATCACGACCAAATACGGCGAGGCTTCGGCGGCGTTATCTGCCCAGGCTTATGACTCAGTGGCAGCGGCACAGGGTGTGCTCGTTCCGGCGGCCATCCCGGCAGAGACGGCCTCTTACCATCAGGTGGCTAAGACGGTCAACGGAATCATTAAGCATTCTGGGAGCGAATCGGTCCTTGAGCAGTCAATCGGTGTGCTCGTTAAAGGCGCAGGGCAGAAGACCACCATTGAGAACGCTATGAGGGACGGCGCTGAGATCGCGTATGTCCCCCAGGGCGATACATGCGCGTTTTGCCTGACACTGGCCTCGAATGGGTGGAGGAAGGCAAACAAGTCGGACCTTAACCTTGACGGCGAGCCGGCACACTTGCATGCCAACTGTGACTGCACATATGCGGTGCGGTTTAACGACTCCCTGAAGTATGCCGGATATGATCCGGAGAAGTACAAAGACGACTACTACGACGCGCCCCTCCGCGAAGGCGAGGCGGCCACAAGCAAGAACCGCATCAACGCTATGCGGCGCGAGTTCTATGCCGAAAACAAAGACGAGATCAACGCCCAGAAACGTGACGCCTATGCAAGAAGAAAAGCACTCGAGGACGCTGACGAAACGAGTGCCGGTTAAGTACATCCTGCACGCTTGCGAGCCGCGCATGTGGTATGTGGAGGGCTTCCTACTCCCGTCACTGCGTGCTCAGGGCATAGAGCCGGAGATCTGCTTGGATGAGGGCCTCGGGTGCCTTCAGACCACCATGAACTGCTTTAAGGAATGTGGGGACGCTTGGCACATTCAAGACGATGTGGTCATCTGCGAGGATTTTGCGGAGCGGACCCGCGACAAGCCGGAGGTCATCACTTGCGGTTTTGTTTATATGGGGTTCGGTCCAGATGTCGGAATGATGGGCCGCGTCAACATTCGGGATGCGTGGTACTCATTCCCGTGCATTTACATTCCCGGCGAGTATGCCGCGGGCTGTGCGGAGTGGTTTGAGACATATGCGAGATGGCATCCGAGGTGGGAAGGGTTCGCTCGGCTGAAAATAAATGATGACGGCATATTCAGGGACTATATGCTCGAGAATCACCCAGATGCCGAGGCGGACAACCTCAATCCGTGCCTGGTTGACCATATTGACACACTGATCGGTGGCTCAAGGGTTGGAAACGAAAAGACGCCACGGCCAGCCACATACTGGTACGACGACGCGCCGAACAGAAAACTGAATGAATGGTTAAAGGAAATTAGCAAGCCATGACGGCTTGCTTTTTCAATACATCAAAATGTCCGGAATGACGTAAATCTAACAACTCAAGGGAAGCGACCCCGTAAAAAGCGTAAGGAGGAAGCAATGAAACGAGCTGACATTACAAGTTTATTCCCAGACGCAACCGATGAACAGATCAAGGCGCTGATGGACATCAACGGCGCCGACATCAACAACGCCAAGCGCAACGTCGATGAGCTCCAGAAACAGCTCACAACAGCCAACGCCACGATCGAGGAACTGCAGGCCGGAGTGAGTGGCTATGAAGAGGCACAGAACAAGGCGAAGCTGCTCGAGGCGGAGCTGACGGAGCTGAAAACGGCTAACGCGATCAAAGCCATGCGGGAAAAGGTGGCCACGGAGGTCGGCGTCCCCGTCTCACTGTTGACCGGGGTGGATGAGGAATCTTGCAAAGCTCAAGCGCAAGGTATTTTGGAGTTCGCTAAACCGTCATACCCGAAGCTGAAGGACGGCGGCGAACCGCTCAACACTCAAGGAAAGCCGACGCGCGAATTGTTCGCCGATTGGCTCAACTCTCAAGGAGGTTAATTTATGTCTATTTCTGTCTATCGCGGCGACATTGCGCTGCCCACGGAACTCAGCAACGAAATCATGCAGAAAACTCAGGAGCAGTCCGCTGTTATGCAGCTTGCTCGCCAGATCGCTCTTCCGGGCCGCGGCCTGACCATTCCGGTCATCGCCGGTGATCCGACTGCTGCGTGGGTCGACGAGACGGATGCGAAGCCGGTCTCTACTCCGACTCTTAGCCAGAAGGTCATGAGCGCTTACAAGCTCGCCGTCATCGTCCCGTTCTCGATGGAATTCAGACGCGACGCCGCTGCTCTGTACGATGCGCTTGTCCAGCGTCTCCCCGGCGCTCTGGCTGCCAAATTCGACAACACGGTGTTCTTCGGCTCGGCTCCGGGCTCGAACTTCGATACGTTCGCGGCCTGCACGGCTCAGAACATCGGATCCTCGAACACTTATGCCGGCCTTGTTGCTGCTGATGGCGATATCGCGGCCCATGACGGCATCATGAACGGCATCGTTCTTTCGCCGGCTGGCAAGTCGACGCTCCTCGGGGCTCTCGACGGCGACAACAGACCGCTGTTCATCAACAGCGTTGCTGAAGGTGCTGTCCCGATGGTCCTCGGTGCGAGAGCTGTCCTGTGCAAGGCTGCTTACAAGGCTGGTGCTTCCGGTTCTCCGGCCACCCCGAACAAAGTCGGTGTTGCGGGCGACTGGACGCAGGCCGTTTACGGCACTGTCGAAGGCGTCAGGATCACCTACTCCGAGGATGCTGCGCTCACGATCAACAGCACGCTCACCTCGCTCTTCGAGCACAACATGTTCGCGGTTCGTGCTGAGATCGAAGTCGGTTTCCGCGCCGATACGAGCTGCTTCAACCTGCTGACCACTCCCTACGCCTAATTAATGGTTAAGTTCTACCACGCTATTAGCGGCAATGAGATGTGGGTAGCGGAAGAACGCGTTGATGAGTACAAGGCGGCGGGTCACAAGCCCGCTGCCGAAGTCGACGCGGAGCCCGAAGCGGACAAGCCCGCACCGAAGGCCAAGGCGACACGTAAAAGGAGCAAATAAAAATGGCATACGCAACGACAGCTGACGTGCAGAGCCGCACGACTCGGACGCTGACGACCGATGAGCTGGCCGTTTGCGCGACCTTGCTCGATGACGCTGCCGTCCTGATTGACGCTTATAACTCCGCCGCTTCGAGCGACGCAAAAAAGATCGTTTCCTGCAGAATGGTCATCCGGGCTATTGGCGACTCCTACGACGTGCCGATCGGCGCGACACAGGGGAGCATGTCCGCGCTCGGATACAGCCAGTCCTGGACGATCAGCAACGGCTCGACGGGAGAACTCTATCTCTCGAAGGCTGAGAAGGCGCTGCTGGGCGGTGGTAATTCAATCGGCTCTTACAGTCCGGTCGAGGAGTGCGTGCCAGTGTGGATCCAGGAGGAGACGACACCATGAGGGGCGTGACAGTGACGTTATATGAGCAGACCGTGAACGGGCACGACCCTTTTGGCGCGCCCATTTACACGGAGACTGCGACACAAGTGCCTGATGTCCTGGTGGGGGAACCGTCAACTGAAGACATTACCACCACGACGCAGCTCTACGGCAAAACGCTCGTGTGCATGCTCGGGATCCCGAAGGGCGACAGCCACGACTGGCAGGATAAAAAGGTCTCATGGACGGACGCCTATGGCACGACGCATGTGCTCAAGACGTTCGGATTCCCCATCACAGGGGTCGAGGCCAACATCCCGACACGGTGGCACAAAAAAGTAAGGTGTGAGAAGTATGGCGGTTGAGATTGAGCTGGATTCTGCAGGGATCGTTGAGCTGCTCCAGTGCGCGGAGATCCAGGCGGCTGTTGATGAGGTGGCCGCTAATGTGGCGTCTACTGCCGGAGACGGTTACGAGACGAGCAGCTATGTCGGTTTTGACCGAGCTCATGCTTTCGTATGGGCCGTGGGCGATGAAGCCCGCAAGGATTGCTACGAAAACAACACGTTATTAAAGGCATTAGGACAATGATAGAGACGGTATTACTTGAGTATATCAAATCAAAATTCGATACGCCTGAATTATTAGACGTCCCGGTGGTAATGGAAGTCCCAGAGGCTCCGCCACCGGCTTTTGTCGTGTTAGAGCGGACAAGCGGCTATCAGTCTAACCGGCTCAATTATTCAACATTTGCCATTCAGTCTTATGCGCCATCGCTTTATATGGCAGCGGCACTGGATGAAATTGTTTGCAATATTGTGCTTAATGCCGTCGAGTGTGACGAGATCTCTGCGTCCCGACTCAATTCGCACTACAACTACACCGATACATCAACAAAACGGTACCGCTATCAGGCGGTATTCGATATTTCTCACTATTAAGGAGGCTTAAATAATGAGCAATTCCGCAAACGTTAATGCCGGCAAACCGGCGGCGACGGGTGCTATTTTCGTTGCGCCTCTCGGTACTGCGCTCCCGACGGATGCGACCACGGCGAAGAACGTGGCTTTCGTTGAGCTTGGGTATGTGTCCGAGGATGGTGTGACCAACAGCAACTCGTCCAACTCCGCCGATATTAAGGCATGGGGCGGCGATACCGTGCTCTCGCTGGTCAACGAAAAGACGGACACCTTCACCTTCACTCTGATCGAGTCTGACAACGTCAACGCGCTCAAGGTCGCGTTCGGTGACTCCAATGTCACCTCCACGGCGTCGCTCGTCACTGTCAAGGCCAACAACGGCGTCCAGGCGAACCGCGAGTTCATCATCGAGATGGTCGGACAGGACGGGCTTGCCCGCCGTATCGTCATCCCGAACGGTGCCGTGACGGCTGTGGGCGACATCGTCTATAAAGCCGACCAGGCCATTGGTTATCCGATCACGATCACGGCTAACCTTGATTCTTCTAACAACACTCATTACGAGTACATTCAGGCTTCTGCGACATAAGGGGGCATAAATGGTTGAGGGCGTGACGGCGAGCGGATTTCCGTTCGCTTATGACGAACAGGTTATGAACGATTTTGAGATCGTGGACGCGATCGCTGACATTGTCAGTGAGGAGCCGTCCCGCCTCTTGACCGGGCTCTCTACGTTCATCTCAAAGGTCATGGGGTCTGAGGGCAAAAAAGCCCTTTATGACCACGTGAGGACGCCGGACGGGCGCGTGCCGATTGACAAGATCCAGGTGGAAATCACCGAGATGCTCACTGCGGGGCGCGAACCGGTAAAAAAATCTTAGCTCTCGCCAATGTGGTGAGCAAACACGAGGATGCGCTTGTGTGCGACCTTGCGGAGACTTATGGCCTTTATGATTACCGCCAACACGCTCCGCTGTACATCGCAACGCTCATGATTGGGCTGAGAGCTGAATCACGACTGAAGACAGAATTGAGCGGCTTAAAGATCCCCATGGATATGTGGATGCAGGCAGCCATCGTTGACAGGCTTGGGCTGCTGTTCTGGGCGCAGACCGAAGACGGAGCTAAAAACAGAAACAGGCCGCCGTCTATCCTCGAAGCGCTAACGGATCCGAAGAAGCGCGAGTCCGACATTAAGACGTTCGCGAGCCCGGAGGAGTTCAAAGCCGCATGGGCGAAAGCGACAGGAGAAGGCCATGCCTAATATAGCAACAGCATATGTCCAGATCGTCCCCACGACGCAGGGCATAGGAAATGATTTAAAAACAATGCTTTCCGGGCCGGCGAGTGAGGCCGGTGAATCCGCTGGCGCATCCGCAGGTGGCGGCTTTAGCAAGGGGCTCGGAACGGCTCTGAAGGTTGGCGGGGCAGCTGCCGCCGCACTGGGCGCTGCTGTTGTCGGAGCGTCCGGCGCAGTGGTAAAAGGCGCTAAAGAGGTGGCGGCTTACGGCGACAATGTCGACAAGATGAGCCAGAAGATCGGTATCAGCGCCGAAGGCTATCAGAAGTGGTCCTATGTCATGGAGCGCGCCGGCACGAACATCGACTCGATGCAGGCCGGCATGAAGACGCTGTCTAAGGCAGCGGAAAGTGAGTCTGACGCATTCGCGGCGATTGGCCTCTCTATGGAAGAGGTCCACAGCATGTCTCAGGAGGATCTCTTCGGGGCGGTCATCGCGGGCCTGTCTGATATGGAGGCCGGCACAGAGCGGACAGCTCTCGCCACGCAGCTCTTGGGCCGCGCCGGTGCAGATCTGGGCCCGCTGCTCAATGAAGGCACTGAAGCCATTAACGAGCAGATGAACATGGCCGAAGAGTACGGCATGGTGATGTCGGATGAGGCGGTCAAAGCCGCTGCCGCGTTCCAGGACTCCATGACCACGCTCAATGGTGCGCTGACAGGCTTAAAGAATGAGCTCATGTCCGAGTTCCTGCCCAGCATGACGCAGGTGACGGACGGCCTTGCGCTGATGTTCTCTGGAGACACTGCTGGCGGGATCCAGATGGTCACGGAGGGCGTCTCCGGGTTCCTTGCCACGCTGCAGGAGATTGTGCCGGCGGTGCTCGAGCTGGGCGGCCAAATCATCATGACGATTGCCCAGGGCATTATCGACTCGCTCCCGCAGTTGACTGCTGCAGCTCCACAGATCATCCAGTCATTAATTAATTTCATCACGAACAACCTACCTCAGATCGTGACATTCGCGGTGCAGATCATCATCGCCCTGGTCACTGGTATCATCCAGGCTTTACCGCAGTTGATTAAGGCGGTGCCTCAGATCATTCGAGCTATCGTCAACACGCTTCGGAGCAACGGCCCGCAGCTGATTGCGGCCGGCAAGACGCTCCTGCAGACCGTGAAGAGTGGTATCATTGCTGCGCTTAGCGGGCTTGCAGAGATCGGCATGAACGTTGTGCGAGGTATCTGGAGCGGTATCAGCGGCGGCTTGGGCTGGATCCGCGACATGATCCGCGGCTGGGTCGGCAACGTCAAAGACTTCCTGAAGATGCTCTTCGGCATTAATTCCCCGTCGAAGTGGGCGGCTGACGTTATCGGTGCCATGATCCCTGCCGGTATTGCGGTTGGTATCGAGGACAACACTGGAGTGCTCGACGCTGCCATGAGCGGATTAACTGACGATATGGCTAATGCGCTTACACTGCCTGACATCAGCGGCACGGTCATAGGCGGAGAGGTGGCTCCACAGAACAACATTCAGGTGGTCATCTATGCCCGCGAGGGTCAGAGCGTCAACGATCTTTATAACACCTTTGAGCGGCGTTTAACTAACAGCGTGTTGAGAAAGGGGGCCGCATTTGCCTAAATCAGATTTTGTTTTCGGAACGTTTGACACCTCAACAAGCGCGGCCTATTACAAATTACAACCAATCAACTTCCCGACGCCAGAAAAGGACGTAGTGACTTTTGAAGTGCCGGGCCGGTCGGGCGACCTCGTTGTCGATTACGGGAGCTATAAAAACGTCGAATTAACGGTAGAGATAGCCATAGACGGCGCGGCGGTAGATAGTGACTTTATCACCCTCTACGACGCGCTCAGAGCCGCTATAATGGTGCAGAATGGCTATCAGCGGTTAGAAGATAGCCTTTATCCGAATGAGTACCGCGTTGCGCGTGCTGTTAAGTGTGAGCGCGACCAGAGCGACACCCAGAGCGGGAAAGCGATACTAACATTTGACGCGAAGCCACAGAGGTATTTGACAAGTGGCGACGTGTCACAGCTTACGCCCGAATCTCATATGACGTCTCAGTACGTCATGGGGCTTGGAAAAGATATTTTAAATTCAACGGCGCTTGATATGATGCGCGTTGCTGGTGTCACGAATTACGAAAATCGCGAATATATGGCGCTTAATATGTCGGCATATACAGCACCGACGGACAGTTTTAAAATCTATTACCCCGAGGGTTTTACAAGCATTTTAAAGCCTGTGGATGGAGGAGTTTATAGCGACCGTATTGCACTGTTGACTTGCACCGGCTCGCCGCTAATTAACGAGACGGCGGGGCAGGTGACGACCAGAACGGTATATTTGTCTGATGATATGACATATGAAAAGGCTGTTGGCTACGCGCCGCCGCCTTGGTACGTTTTCCCGATGCCGCTACAATTAGAGGTTAAGCATCTCGGTGACGTGGTTGAGTCGTTGTTTGCCAACTATCGGGAG